GGTTCATTATGTATAATAATTTACCAGATTGGCCTTTTCCTCCAAGATTCTTTGATGAGGCTGAGGATGAAGAAACTGTAAATCAGCATGAAGTAGATAAAGAAAATTATTGGGATGAACAACGGTGGAGACAAGAGGAAGAAGAAAAAAATGAACTATAAAGAAGCGTGGGAAAGATATTGCAATGTCTCGAACTGGCGAGAGGCTGGACAACACGTAGATTGGGCTTATGAAATAGAGGCTGATACTATTTACATTTATTTGCAGGGAAGTGATGAGAAAATAGACTGGAAGCGAGATTTTATGTTAAAGCCTCTTCGCTGGGTTTATGGGCTTTGGATACATAAGGGTTTTTATGCAATGGCGAAGGAACTTTATGATGATAATAATTTTCGCAATATATTCGAACAGAATGGATATTTGAAACGCTTTGTACTTATAGGTCATTCCTGTGGTGGTGCAATGGCACTATTGACGGTGGCACTTGCATTTTATTTGTACACAACGATTGAAGTGTACACTTTTGGTGCTCCATGTATATTTTGGCTCAATAGTGCTGACAGTATAATTAAGGAATCTAAAAATATTAGGATTACTAATGTAAGGCTTAACCGAGACATTATTCCTAAATTATTATTGCCTTTCGGCTATCGTAAGAATCCAGGAAATCATATTGTATTAGAATCTCCATATTTTAATCCAATAAAGAGTCATTTGCCTGATAGTTATAATAAAGCAATATGGAATAAAAGCTCTTGACAAAATAAAATGTGTGTGATATACTTCTAATTGATAGGAGATAATCGATGAAAAATTGCCCTTGGGATTTAACCTTTTATACGTTCGGAGCTGCGAACGTTGAGTGTAAACTCGGAAACCCTTTTAAGGGACAGCCAAAGCCTCCTATCCGCTTTCATCTTTCCCTCCTCCTATTCCTATAAGGGTTGATTCCAAGGGCTTCTTTTTTATACTACAACCATGAAAATAGCAGATTATGATAACGGTGTTTTATTATTAAAATTTTTTGGCAATGATTTTGAAAGTGGACTTGCAGAAGTTAAAGAACTTACAAGTCCATATTTTATTCCAGCAGGTAAATTCTGGACTGCTCCATATGTAGATTCTAATATTCAAAAACTTAAAAATCATAATTGGATTTTTACTGAAAAGCTGAATGCTATTATAAATTCAAATATAGTGAAAGAAGTTATTATAGATGAATCAAAATTAGAAGGGTTATTTCCATTTCAGAAAGAAGCAGTAAAGTGGCTAGAATCAAGAAATGGCACTGGATTGATTGCCGATGAAATGGGATTGGGTAAAACTATTGAAGTTATAGGATATACAAATATTCATCAAGAAAAGTATCCTATATTGGTAATATGCCCTGCATCAGTAAAAATGAATTGGGGAATTGAAATTGAAAAATGGGCTTACAATAAAAAATATGAAATTCTTTACAGCACAAGACCATATGAAATATATGAAAATAATTGGATTATTATAAATTATGATATTCTTAAAGATTGGGTTTTAGTATTGTCAGAAATGAAGTTAAAAATGATAATATTGGATGAATCACAATTTATAGCAAACAATCGCACATTACGAGCAAAAGCAGTAAAAAAATTAAGAAAAGTATATAAGAATATACCGATTATATGTTTATCTGGAACACCTATAAGGAATAGACCATCTGAATTTTTTACTACATTGAATCTTATAGCTCCTAAAGTATTTCCTAATAGATACAAATATTTACAGGAATTTTGCAGTCCTACTTATAATGGTTTTGGATGGTCGTATAATGGAGCTTCTCATATAGATGAATTATATGAATTAGTAAAGCCTTATATGCTACGGAGAACAAAGAAAGAAGTAGCATTAGAACTTCCTGATAAAATAAAAACTATTATTCCATTGGAACTTGAAGAAGTAGAAAAAAGAAATTATTTAGACGCAGAAGGTGAATTTGCTGAATGGCTGAATAATCATTATACTACTTTGATAAAGGAAAGGGAATTATTAGAACATTTACGGCAATTAGCATATCTTGCTAAACGGAAAGCTATGCTTCAGTGGATTAGTGATTTTATTTCTACTGATGAAAAATTAGTAGTTATGGCTTATCATACTATGGCTATTGATGATATTTATAGTAAATTCAAAGATGTAGCAGTTAAGTTTGATGGTAGGACTAACCAGCTTGATAGACAAAAAGCCATAGACAAGTTTCAGAAAGATGAAAAAACAAAATTGTTTATTGGACAGATAAATGCTGCTGGTGTGGGAATTACTTTAACAGCAGCTCATTCATTAGCATTTGTAGAATTTACCTATACACCTACAGACCATTTACAAGCAGAAGATAGAATCCATAGAATTGGTCAAGATGCTGAAATGGTGAATATTTATTATCTTATAGGCTTTGGAACAATAGAAGAAAAGATAACTAAAATGCTGAATATAAAGAATAATGTAGTAAGCAAAGTAGTTGATGGAAAAGAAGATAAAGAATTTTTTGGTGAAGAAGACATATTAAAAGAACTTATTAAACAATATAGGAAATAAGTAATGGAACTGAAGACTATTGATTTAAGTGCCGAAAGAAAATTACTTACTAATCTAATAGTTTCTGATGAATTTTGTAAAAGAATTGTTCCAATATTTAATCCAATATATTGTAAAAGCAAATATGCTCAAATAATAAGTGAATGGATTGTAGAATTTTATAATGTTTATAAGAAAGCTCCGAATAAAACAATAGAAGATATTTATAAAGAAAAAGTAAATGTAATTCAAGATGATATAGCAGATTTAATTGCTGATTTTCTACAGAATATATCTGATGAGTATATACAGACTGTTGAGAATATTGAATATGATATAACTCAGGCTGAGCAATATATAAGTGCTCGGTCAATGGAAGTGATGATAGAAAATGTAAAAAGGTCTTTACAGAAAAATAATTTATTGCAAGCAGAAAAGTTTATAGCTGAATATAAAAAGCCAGCGGCAGTATCTGATAGTGGAGTTGATATACTGAATGATGCTGCATTAGTGTCTGATGCATTTAATGAAGAAGATGAAATACTTTTTAAGTTTCCTGGAGCGTTGGGTGAATTAGCTGGTGAATTTCATAGAGGTGATTTTGTCAGTTTCTTTGGGCCACAAAAGCGTGGTAAGAGCCAAATGTTATGGTATTCGGCAGAAGCAGCAATGTATAAGGAATTGAAAGTAGTATTTTTTACTATGGAAATGACAAGAAAACAAATGATACGAAGAGGTTGGAGGTCTATTGTTGGACAGACAAAAGAACCAATGACAGTAAAATTTCCTTATTTTGTACAAAATGAAGCTACTTTGAAATATGGTATAGCTTACAAAAAATTGCACAAGACTGGAGTAAATGTTACTAAAATTGAATATCAGCAAAGTAAATTGCGGAAAATGCTAAGGAATGGTTCAGTAAGGATATTATCTATTCCAGCATACCGTTCTACAGTAGAAGATATTGAAAATCATTTGGATGTATTACAGTTATACTCAAGTTATACTCCAGATGTTGTGGTAGTTGATTATGCCGATTTGCTTATTCCTAGCCGATATAAAGGAACTGAATATCGTCATCAGTTGGATGATATTTGGAAAGGGTTAAGAAGAATATCTCAGGAACGGAATATTCTTGTTATTACTGCTTCACAAACAAATAAAGCTACTTTTGATAGAGATGTAAGGAAAAATGATAGTGCAGAAGACAGTAGAAAGATAGGGCATATAACCTGTGGATTAGGATTAAATCAAAAGGATTCTGAATTAGAAAAAGGAATATTGCGAGTAAATCAGTTAGTAGTACGTGAGGAGAAAGCTACAACTGAGCAAGTGATTGTATTAGAATGTTTGGATATATGTAAGCCAGTATTGGACAGTAAATTTGTTCATGAAATAAATTTGGATTATGAAATACATGAGAATAAAAGACGTAAAAGAAGAACTATAGATACGGAGGAATAGTACTATGAAATTATCTAAGAAGAATTTTCAAGATGCTGTTAAAATAGCAATGATGGCTACTACACAAGATTCTACTGTATATGCCAGTGGGGATTGTTTGTTGTTTGATAATAATACAATTTATTCTTATAATGGGTATACAAGCATAGCAAAAAAATTTATTACAGAAGAACCGTTGCAAGGAGCAGTAAGAGCAAAGGAATTATTCAGTATTATAAATAAGATACAGGATAAAGAATTTGAAATAAAAGATATTGGGAAATCATGGAATATAAGGGCTGGAAGGGCTAATTATGAGCTAGTAAAAAAAGCCGATTTAGAATTAAATAGTATAGAAAGGATAATTCCCAAAGATAATGAATGGATTTATATTCCTGATAATTTATTTGAGGCACTTAATTTTTGTATTCTCAATGACAATAATACGAATATTTTTATTGGTGATGATGTAGTATATTCTACAGATGGGTTTAGGATTTATCAATATAAATTGAGCACTCCGATGACAAATAAAGTGCTAATCAATACACAGTTGGTTAAAAGTGTGGTATGTTTTAACAATATTAAAGAATATGCTATAACAAAAGGTTGGATTCATTTTAGAGATGATGATGGTTCAATTATATCTGTTAGAAAATATGATACTTCTCAATATCCTAAAGATGAAATAGAGAGGGTAATAAAAGAAAATACTGATGGCGATTATGTAAAATGTGCTATTCCAGATATGTTGATACAAGTTATTGATAGAGCTTCTATTTTATCAAAAGAAGTAGATAAATATGATGCAATTACAATGAAACTTACTAATACTGGTATTACAGTAAAATCAAATAATGAATATGGTAAATTTGAAGAATCTACAGATGCAGAAATACCTTATAATGCTGAATTTGTAGTCAGTGTTATTATGTTGAAAGATTGTTTGAAGGATACTGATTCATTCTATATAAGGAAGATAGCAGTAAAAGGAACTGCAAAGGAAACAGTTAATTTAGTATTTTCCAGTAGTAATGGAATAAAAATACTATCAACATTGGATTAGAATATGCCACGTTCATTCTTTGATAAAAATAAATTATTAGAAATAAATTATAAAGAACCTACTATAAGAGTAAAGAAGAATAACATAATAAGTTGTGAAGAATGTGGTTTATATAAACACTGTAACAGTCCTAAAATGGAAGCGAGTGGAGAAGGTAGGCTAGG